CTTAAAAATTCCTTGACTGTGACTTACAATAGCCACAACGTCTTTGCCTACTTCGATAGCCATAATGATTGATTATTAAATTGATATTCTGAAATAAACGGCGGATTTGCCAAGAGATAAATAAGTGCGATAACCGCCGCGATAATTAAAAGGGTTTTTAGGAGTTTCATTATTTATTATTCTTATTTAAAAGTTTTGCATAATAGTAAGCCTTTTTTAAGTTGGCTTTTTTGGAGTTTGATTTTTCCCGTGACTTCTCTTTTTTCAATTTCCTTTCATTATCCTTAAACACCTTTTTATGTCCTGCGTATGTCATTGTATTACTTTTTAGATTGTTAATGGTTGAGTGGTTATGAGATAGTCGGGTGTTTTTCCCATTGCGTTAATTGTGTATCGGTAACTGTTTTAATTCCTTTCCCATAAATGTAAATTACTGCATTATTTGAGAATTGCACTGCATTGTCTGGGATAATTTTTAGAAACACAAATGTTATCGGGTTAAGATGTAGTGTTCCTTTCATTGGTTGATTTAGAATTACATTAAAACTTGAAAATTTGATGGGCGATAATTGTGATGTAGTAGTCATTTTGATTATTTAATTTATATTGAATGTAATACATTAATTGTGCCAAGACTAAACTTTTAGCCAAAAACGCACACTTTTCAATACTAGTAAGGGTTTTATTTTTAAAATAATTTCAAGGGAAAAATAAATTTGTTTCGAGGGGGAAAATTGAGTTATATTTGTTTATTAAAAAATACACCAAAGTAAGGTAAATAATACACATGGCGCACCCAACTAGAATATTTCAAAACGAAAGCGAACTAGAGAAAGCATGGGAAGACTATAAGGTGGACCTAAAAGAACAGGCTAATGAATGGTTAAAGGTTCAGTATGTAGGCAAAGAGGGGGAAAAGAAGTCCGACCCGCAAAAAGTACCTATGACGTTTGAAGGGTTCAAAAGATTTTGTTACCCTAGATACGGGAACATTAACCAATATTGGGTAAACAATGAGGACTTATACAAAGACTTTGTTACTATCTGCGCACGTATTAAGGATGAAATACGCGAAAATCAAATTATAGGCGGTTTATTGGGCTTCTACAACCCTAGCATAACTCAAAGGCTAAATAACTTAGCTGAACAAGTTACAACCGTAAATAAGCACTCCGGCGCGATAATGAATATTGATCCATTAGCACCAGTACCGCCCCCGGATAATGAAGATTAATTAACGGATTCTAAGTTATGGGGCATTTTAGACCAATTTAACAAATCTCGAAACTCAATGAAATTAAGCATTGTAAAAAATAGGTATCGGAATTTCCCGACAAAACACTTTTATAATCTAAAGTTTCAATTTCTAAGTTATGGCCGAAATTAAGCCAACTACTGCGCTCCGTAAAATTGCCGGGCTTCAAAAAAGGATTTGGGGAATTCAAGGAGGCCAAGGGGCGGGCAAAACCTACTCAATCTTACTTTTACTTTTAAACCACGTTTGCAAAAATGGAGGTCAAGAAGTTTATGTAGTAAGTTCTGAACTATCAAAAATGCGCGATACGGTCCTAAAGGATTGTGTAAAAATTGTAGAAGAGTTAAATATAGACGGTACATTTACCGGGGTTTTATACGGGTCGCCCCGGCTGGACCTACCTAACAAATCATTCATTCGATTTATTGGATTGGATAAAGACGATGTTGGTAAGGGGTTACGATCACATATCGTATTCATAAATGAGGCCAACAAAGTAGGGTTTGAGGCTTATCGGGAATTGACAGGACGGGCGGGGCGGGTAATAATTGACTTCAATCCTAATAATAAATTTTGGTTTCATACTGAAGTTCAAACCCGGTCAGATTGTGATTATTTATGCCTAACATTTTTAGACAATGAATTTCTAAGCCATACCGAAAGGGGCGAAATATTGCGATACAAAAATAAGGGTTACGATTCGCAGGGTAACGTAATTAACCAATATTGGGCCAATATGTGGCGGGTGTACGGATTAGGTGAGATTGGACAAGTTGAAGGACGTATATATAATTGGAGTAAAATTAGTGTCAAAGATTATGAATCTATCAAAACTCAATCTTATAATTATTGCGATTGGGGCAAAGTTGATCCGTGGGCTATTGGTGAGGTCAAATATTTTGACGGTTGTTTATACGTGCATGAATTGAACTATGAGAGTGAAAATGAAATAGAACGCCGTTTGTCACCTCAAGAACTCAAAGCGATAAAAAGCGGTGATGGGGACGATTATGAAGGTTTGGTAGCATGGAAATTCAATAAATGTAAAATACCACAAACTAACATTATTAGTTGTGATTCCAACAGACCAAACAAAATAAAATCATTAAGGCGTTCCGGTTGGGAGTATGCAATCGGAGTAGGCGGTAAATTGGATATGGAAAATAGGGTATCAATGCTTTCAGCGATTCCAATTTACTATACTGAAACTTCATTGAATATCGAAATGGAACAGGAAAACTATTGCTATGATGACAAAGGACGGCCAATAGATGCGTACAACCACCATATAGACGGATTAGTTTATATTACTCAATACTTGTTTAATGAGGGGGTAATCAACACGCTTTAACGCTTATCTTTTTTAGCAAAGTATAGGCCGGTTACTAAGCAACCGATCAAAGCAAGGGAAATGAGTATTAGTGGCATTATTTATTTATTCAAATCTTACATTTTAGAAACTGTTTGTAATGTAATCCATTCAGAACTGCCAAAGTCACGCCCCACACGTTCTTGACGCACGTAATATGATTCTAACCACACCACTACATCATTATCTAAACGCACGGGAAAGAACGCGAACCGCTTAATTATTCGCTTGTCTCCTTTCTTTGGATAAGGGTTTACTTTAAATTTCATTTATTTTCAGCATTTTTACGAACTGCATATCCGAAAACTGTACCAGTAAAAAATGATACCATAATTGCTATTGTAACTATTACTCCTATCATACCTCAATAGTGAATTTAATTGTCACCTCAAGTTTTTCACTTACATAGTCGCAAACGGGCGTATCTGTTTCGGCTACAAACCCGTCCTTTCTCAATGATTCGAGTGCGCACTCAATAGCGGTTAATACGCTTTGTTCGATTTCGTTGTGTAGCATGGTTATTAATCTCTAAAATGTTCAATACCTCCGTGGTTATTATTTCCACTTTCTTCGTCATATCTTTTTACTCTCAAATCGTTTAGGCTTTCAAGTGAATTATAATTTGAAATAGATATAGGGCTATTTAATTTTTCAAATAAAAAGTGTTTATGACCAAAAATAAAAACAGGCGAAATAAGCATTAAGTATGATAATTTATTTTGCTTGGCGAACTTTACTAAATGCTGACCTATCTCTTGTATGCAATAGCCGGGGCTATGCTTATACTTTTCCAACTCAGGTATTTCACAAAGTAGTTCTTCAAACGTGTAGGCTTTTAGGTGTTTCATTTTTTATAAACTATTTTCATATAAATACTAATTCTATGCCAATAAACTATTTCGCCTGGAGTTGGCAAAGGTTGCAAGAACAAAAGTGAAAGTATTATGAATTTCATTTTTTCTTAATCTTATAAACGGGGATTAAAACAGTATCGGTTTCACTTGTTTTGACTTTGATATAATCATTTGCCTCATTAACAACATAAACTGTGTCATGAATAGGGTTGGCTTTTAAATGTTCAATTTGATTGCCACGGTCGCCACATATCCAAAGGAGCGTTCCAACTAAACAGAAACTGAATACAAATAATAGTTTATCGGTTGCACTACTTTTCATATTCCGGATGTTCTTTTAAAAGGTCGCAAATAACGGCTGAGTAACTTGTATTTTTACTTCGGTTCAGTTTCTTTTTATTTTGCCGTTTGAGAATGAATTGAAAAACCGATTCTTCGATGTTATCTAAAAACATGGGGCGTTTCTCGTTTAGGATTTCAGTTGTTTTAGGCATGGTTAATTAGTGTTTTAATTCGGTTTAATTCAGTTAATTCAGCATCAGTAAACCTAACTTCTGAAAAGCCAATGTTTTCAAAATACACAACACCTTCTTCATCATCAATAAGTTTCATGTACTTTTCAAGTAAGTTTTTATGAAAGTTTTGATCGTCTGTAATTTGTGAATTATCCATTTATATTATCTCTATATTTTATAGCAAATATATAGTAAACTACTTTACAATACCAAATTTATTTACTAACTAATTTATATTTGAATTTTAAACGGTAAAAATATTGGCATTTTTCGATTATTTTAAAGGTTTATTTCGCAAAGAATATGAAGAAGATGGATTTATGCCTCTCTTTAGTTCTATTTTCGGAGCAACCCCTCAATTTAATCAATATGCCAGCGATTTAGAAAAGTTAGCAATGGTGTTTCAAAGTCCGGCGGCACTCAAAGTATTTAAGTTGCAATGCGACTTATATAGTTTAGGTCGCTTCATTGTAACAAAGGACATTGTTACCACCAACGAGAAACGCGAACGGATGAAAGACCCCGTTTTGAAATTGCTTAAGAATCCTAATCCGTACCAAACGGGTAAGCAATTATTATGGGATCAAATGTTCTTTAATATGCTGGGTACTTCTTACACCTACGTTGATAGTAAGGTAGTTGATACGCAAAATAAAATTTACGTGTTAATGAATTCTAAGATTTGGTTTCCCGAGTCGCTTAGAAAAGTAGCCGATAAAATGATATTTTCAGAGGCGAAACGAAAAGAAATATTTGAAACGGTTATAAATTACAGATATGATGACGGTTCAATGTTTCAATTTCCTTTGAATAAGTTAATTATCAATACTGACTTATCAAACGGTACAGGTAATTATTTCAAAGGCAATAGCACGATTGACGCACTTTATAAAGTCATTTGCAATAGTGAGGCAGCACTTGATAGCGCGAATATTAACCTAAGATACGCGGGTAAGTTTATGGTTGCCGGTACTGCTGACCCTAATAACGTAGCAGTTGCGCAAATGGGCGAACCCGAAAAGCAAAGCATAGAAAAGAAAATGAACGGCAAAAGAACCGTACACGCTTTTAAATCAATGCTTGAGATAAAAAGGTTTGTTGAAAATTACGCTAACTTAGAACTTAATACGGCCTACCTAGATGCTTACTATATCATTGGTAATATGTATGGTATTCCTAGAGATGTTTTAGAGGCATATAATTCAAGTACATTCGAGAATCAAGAGAAAGCACGTGCAAGTCATGTAAGCTATTCACTAGCACCAAAGGGCGAAGATTTCGCAATGGGATTAACTCAAATGTTTGGATACGACCTACAGAATAAAGAAATAGGATTGAGTTGGGATCATTTGCCATTTGTACAAGTCTTTGAATTAGACCGGGCGAAGGTTGCTGATATGAAAGCACAGTTATATTTAGACCTATTAAATAACGGTGTAAGTGTAGAAGAGGCCAATACATGGGCTGGTACAACATTTACAACAGGCGAAAAAATTGTAAGAAATAAAGTAACTCAAAATGGAAACCAAGCCTAAAGAAACCGAAAAAGAAAAGCGCGAAAGAATTGCAAAAGCACTTGAAAAACGCGATAAAGCCGTAAAAAATAATATAATCGTAAGAAAATGATATACGATAAAAGTTTATTCACAAAAGAGGCACTTATAAAGCATATTGCTGAAAATATCCATGAGATAACGGCAATGAAGCGCGCTAGTGTTAAATATTGCGACCCATTTACTTTATCGTCACACCGTACAGGAATTGCGGTTAAATCGGAAACGAATAACGGATTGAGGAAAACTATTGTAGGCAATACTTATGGGTGGTTGGATTCACATGATGACGTACACCAAGAAGGCATATTCTCTAAGTCAATCCAAGAGCGCAAAGGATCAATATTATTTTTGCACGACCATTTAAACCAAGTAGCCGCAAGGGTAGGTAAGTTTTCGGACGTGTACGAAGAAAGTGTAAGTCTATTGGCGTTGGGTTTAGATAAACCGGGGCGAACCACCTGTTTATTAGCTGATGCAGAAGTAAGCAAAATACTTAACCCTGCTATTTATAATTTATACGAAACGGGCGAAATAAGCCAGCATAGTGTAGGTATGCAATATGTTAGTTTATTCTATTGTGTAAATAGTACAGACGAGTATTATAAAGAGTATTTAGCCAATTGGAATAAATACATAGATTCTGTTATTAATAGAGAAAAGGCAGAGGAAGAGGGTTATTTTTTCGCCGTGACAGAAGCCAAATTACTAGAAATATCATGTGTTAATTATGGTTCAAACATATTAACACCCGTATTAAATACGAAAGCCGTGCAAACACTTTCAAAAATCGAGCCGTCAAATGACACTCAAAAAGTTTCCAAATTTATTTACAACCCTAATTTAATTTAAAATGTTCACTTACAAATCAAACGCGGAAATAACCGCAATGACCGATCAAGAACGCGAAAAATACGCAACGGATAAGCGTACACACGAAGCCGCCGAAACCCGCAAAGCTATTGACGAAGCCGTGAAGGACTTTGCCAAAACGGGAGACATTGAAACTGCGGTTAAAACCGCTATTGATGGACTGAAAGCAACACTTCAAAGCGATGCCGACATTCTAAAGGAATTACGCGAAGCAGTAAACGCAATGAAAGACAATTCTTCAAACGGTGGACAACCCGTAAACCATTTAGCCAAAGAGTTAAAAGGTAGCATGACCGCCATTAAAACCATGGCCAGAGGTGCAAGAGATGGTGAAGAAGTTGCAGTAAAAGCGTTGGTTCTAAGAAGTGCTATTGGCGACAATGCACAAGCCTACGAAGTGCCAGGTATTGGACAATTAGCGCACCGCAAATTAACCCTTTACGATTTGTTCCCTAAAGTTCAATTAGGAACTAACAATAACGGAACAGTACGTTATTATGATTGGGATGCCGCTACAACTGTACGTGCAGCCGCTTCTGTTGCTGAAGGTGCAGCTTTCCCGGAAAGTACCGCGAAATGGCAAAAGTACACTTTGGAATTAAAGAAAATCGGGGACAGTTTACCCGTTACTGAGGAGTTCTTTGAGGACGAAGATATGTTTGCCGCCGAGTTGGGTATGTTCTTGCAAACCAACGTGGCTATTGTTGTTGATACTCAATTAGCAACAGGTGACGGAACTTCTAACACCTTAACGGGTTTAACCAATAGCGCAACTGCTTATACAGCCGTTGCCGCCGGAATTCAAGCACCTAGTATTTATGACCTCATTGTTAAAATGAGCGAAGGAATCACTAAGTTGTACGGTTCTAAGTATATGCCAAACTTTGCCGTAATGAATATCACCGATATTAACCGTATGGCCTTATCAAAGGATCACAACGACAATTATATTATACCTCCATTTGTGTCTAGAGATGGAACAAACGTGAAAGGTATAACAGTAATTGAGTGTAACGCAATTACCGCTAATACCTTAGTAGTAGGCGATAATCGTTACGCACGTATCTACGAAAAAGTAGGCGCAACACTTCAAAAAGGATTTGTGAATAACCAATTCATTGAAGATGAAATGACTATTAAAGTAAGACAACGTTTGTTGTTCTTAATCCGTACTGTTGATAAAACAGGGTTCTTGTATTGTTCTGATATTGATGCGGCTTTAGTTACTTTAGCTTCTTAATTATGAAACGGAACGAGAAAGAAATAATATTAAATGAGGAGTTCGCCGGGAAATTACCCGGTGAATCCTTTATTACTTCGTGCGCTATTGCTTCTAGTTTAGTTCGCCGTGGTGTTGGTTCGTATAAAAGCGAAGAAGATGCCATTGCAGAAGAAAAAGAAGTAAAGCCTATCAATCCACCTAAACCAAAAAAATCACATAAATAACCATTTTTTCACACATGAAAAAGATTCTTTTTTTATTACTCACAACCTTATGCTTTATCGGGTTAAAAGCACAAACGGCTATGACACCCGCGAGCGGTAGTGTTGATAGTTCAGCTACTGAATACATTACCGCAACCATTACGGGCGTCCCGTCTGGAACTGCTGGGTATGTAGTTATTCAACCTATTATTACTAAGGTAGCCAATACGGGTTCAACCGTTGCCGGTTACTGTCTTTTACAAGGTTCAATAGATGGGACGAATTTCGTAAATATTCCAACGATTAAGCGAATACCCGTAAATGGATATGGTAGTGCAGTTCCGTTTAATATTTATGAAAACGACACTTTTACTTTAGCAAACGTAACCACGGCGCAAACTAAATGTTGGGAAATAACTAGTCCTTATCTGGACGTTGCGCCCTACCTTTATTACAGAGTTGCAATCGTTATGACCACAACCAAAGTAACAGGCACGGGCGTTTATCTTTATCGCAGAAAGTATTAATAATGATTGATTCAACATATTACACAGATACATACTATGTAGCCGGACTTGATAGTAACAGTTCCGCTTCAAACGTATTAGCAGAATTAAATATTCTAATAACTCGTTATGAAAAAGAATTTTTACAATTATTGTTTGGACCTAGTATGTATCTGGAATATGTAGCCGATACCAATACAGGGGCTTCAATCCCTGCAAGTGGTAAATGGCATGATTTATTAGAAGGAATTGCATCTGGCTATACCGATAGACAAGGGCAATTACAGTTATGGCCGGGTATGCTTCAAACCTCACCAAAGATTAGCGCAATAGCAATTTATATTTATACCAAGTATTTAGAATCCAAAATTAGTAATACCTCAATTTCGGGGGAAAAGCAAATAGTAGTTGAAAACGCAAACAATGTGGCTTTAACTGCAAAAATTGTAACTAATTGGAATGAAATGGTAGAATTAAATAGGTCTATTGACAATTATTTGATTTCTGTTATGAGCGGTTCGGATTACGTTTGGCAAAACTATATTGACTACAAAAATAATCGTACTTATTGGGATTGGAACGGGCCAATTTACACCCGTTTCAAAGAACTGTTTAACTTTAAAAATAGCTTAGGATTTTGAAAACAACACCAAGACTAATAGCAGATTTTATGACTACTTTCTCAACTACATTTACAGTTGATGAGGTAGAAGTAGTTGCCGTTGGTTCGGGTGAAACTCCACGCTATAAGTTGATTAGTTGCGAAAATCCTAGTTATGGATATGTAGGTGGTTCTGTTGGTTCTTACCCTATTGTTGCCATTGGTGAAGATTATGTGACTGTTGAAAGTGATGACGTATTAACTCCAGGTTCTTACTCATTAAACGCACCCTCATATCTTCACGGTACACAGTCGGCGGTAAACGCTCAAATAACACAAACCTTAAAAGGCAATATAACCTACCCGTTAATCTACTTACAAGAAATTGAAAGCGATGTTTTTAGAGTTGATCCAAAAAGCAAAGTAGGTAAGGTAGCAGAACTTCATTTATGGTTTATGGTAGATACAAAACCGGGGCTATTTACGGACGATAAGCACGATGCCTATTGTACGCCAATGCAACGATTAGCAATTTCCTTCATTAAACAAATCGAATTATACAAATCATTTGAAACAATTAAGAGTGATTACTCAATGAGGTATCACACGGATTGCGGAAGCCTAAGTGAAACGGCTTATTTAAAAGCACTATTTACAACACCAACGGCGGGGGTGGAAGTAAGATTAAGTTTACCCGTTACAAAAAATTATTGTACTTGTTAATTAAAATATATCATGTCAGGATCACTTCACGCTTGCGGATACGTCAATAACAACTTTGGACAGGCCAAATGTAGGGCGTTATTCTCAGAAGGGTATAAAATAGTATTTTTACCTTACCTCACAGCCGCCGGGGCTATAAACGGGCTTGATTTAACCGCTAACCCGGCGTTAAATGAAGCATTTTTTACGGGTCAGGTTACGGAAACACAAGTGACGGCATGGAGGCCAACAGGCCCTATTTTAGATTTCAAATCTGAAAGAGCCGACCCAGTTACTCAAGACTTCAACAACGGATTAAACAAAATTCGTGTAAGTGATGGGTTGCGTACCGTTATGTTTGGTTTTGGCGAAGATGCGCCAATAACCAAAAAGAAAATCGAATCAATGAATAAGGATCAATGGGGGTTCTTTTTGATTGATAAGAAAGGGAATTTAATTGGGTCGCGCCGTCAAGGTACACCTTACAAAATCCTTGATCCTATTGCGATTGCGTTGGGTTCGATTACCGATAAATTTGTATTTCCTTCGGATACCGAAATACAAATGAATATGGTAGGATTTACCGTTGATCAAGCATTCGATGACGCTGATATTGCAATGATTGAAGCCGTTTCAATGACTTATGATTTACGTTTGCTACAAGGTTTGATAGATGCTGATTTAATTGCCAACACCGCAATAAGCGTAACTGCTACCGGGTTCGCTATTGTTGCAGATACCTTACAGGGTTCTGTAAACGTACCTATCTTAATTGAAGGTTTAGTAAAAGCGGATTTTGTTGATACAAATACGACTACGGGCGCAACTATTACCATTACAACGGTAACGGAAACCGCTCCGGGTTACTACACATTTGTAGTTCCTTCAATGACAACGGGGGTACTTTACAAAATCGAATGTACTACAACAGGATTCCACATTAACCCAGTTTATATCACAGGCCCTTAATTAATTTGTAAAAATGAAAGATATTAAAATCGAAAATGTTAGCGCAAACCCTAACGACATTAAAGCGATGGGTAAAGAGGCTTTTGTAAAGCAACACCCACATTTAGAAAACCCGGCAAATGTTTACGATCAATTCGTAAAAGCCGCAACACCTGAAACCGAACAGGTAGAACCAAAAAAAGGTAAGTAGTAGTTTTTGAATAATGGGGGTGAAATTCCCCCTTATTTTTATGGCAAATCCATTTGAAGCACTTGAGGCCGCAATCGCTTTACAAAGTGATGAGATACTTGAACTATCATTTGATAAAGAACCCGTAAAGTCAGAAATAAAACACTTACAAACGGAAATTCAAATGTGGGAACAAGGATTAGATGCTAATGGGCAAAGACTGGGTAGTTATTCTTATACTACAATTATAGCTAAGAAGGAAAAGGGGCAAAGGTTTGACCATGTTACAGGGTTAGATACTGGCGAAATGTATCAAAGTTTAATGGTATCAACAGACCCAACAGGAATAAATTTAGTAATGTTCACTAATAAAGATGGGATCGAAGATTTTGACACAAAATATGGGCCGGTACTCGGGCTTACTCAAGAAAATTGTAATGAACTGGCAGAATTTGCCCTTCCTTACGTCAATGAAACGGCCCGCGAAATTCTCGGCTTACGATAGTGTGCATACTTGCATGATGGACGTGTGGCGCGATATTCATAGTACGGGTAACCTTTCATTATTAATTAAAGAGGGGAACGCAACAGAAGCGCAGTTATTCGAGGCATGGAATAAACTAGATGAAAGTTTTATTAATGAGTTTGGAATTAGTGAAAGTCGAAGGAACTATTTATTAAAAGTTAAAGCCTTAGTTATGGCAATGAGGGAAGCAATATTAAGCGATTCACCACTTGCAAGAACCACGGCCAAGATCAAAGAAAAGGAAATAGAAGATTTATTTAGAGAGCAAAAGTCAGCAGAAATAGGATTAGTTATTAGCCAGGTTAAAAAGTTTATGCAACAATCGATTAACTTAAAAACTACTTCTATTTACGAATTTTACAACGATTATAATTACATGATTTCGCAACATGGCAAAGGGTAAGATATTATATAGTGATGTTTCGGACGAGGATGTTTACAAACTCGTAAGGCAAAGTGCAGCCGAAACTTTAACTGTTGTAAATACCCTAACCGATGCGATAAAATCAAGTGCTAAAGGGATTAACGCCGGGAGTAATGGGATAGGCAACAAAGCCGAAATTGACGCATTAACCAAGTCTTTAGAAGATGTAAAACGATTAACTGAAGAACTTAATATTTTAAAAGCTAAATCTAAAGAGGCAAATTTATTATTAAGTAAAAGTTACGATCAGTTAAGCGATTCAGAAAAGCAAGTAATTACCGATTCGGTAAATATTTCAAATATCCGAAAAGAAAACTTAGCACTTACTAAAGAAGCGATTGCACAAAGTAAAGCGGAGGAAGGTAGTTTGTCGCAAATGCGAACCTCATTAAACAAACTCATAAAAGAGTATGACGCAATGGGTAAGGCTCGAAGGGAAAGTATAAAAGGTACAGAGTTACTAGATAAAATAAAAACTGAAACACTAGCAATTTATGGATTAGAAACTGCAAGCGGTAGATTTCGGCGTAATGTGGGAAATTACACCGCCGGGGATAACGGATTGGCTGCAAGTATAAACCAATTAACGAGGGAGGCTCCGTCAGCCGCCGTTTCAATGAGTACTTTCTTTTTGGCTATTTCCAACAACTTACCACAATTTACGGATGAAATAAAGAAACTCAAAGATGCAAATGTAGAACTAGAAGCAAGCGGGAAGCCAGCCGTTAGCATTTTAGGACAATTAGGTAAAGCGGTTTTATCATGGCAAACCCTTATTTCTTTTGGTATTACCTTACTTACCCTTTATGGTTCAAAACTTATAGATTATATTTTCGACACCAATAAAGCCACAAAATCGCAATTAGATTGGAATAAAGAACTTGAAAAGAGTGAAAAAAATATAGACGGGTTGGTCAAAAGAATTGAAGATGCAAATCTTGCAATCCGCAAATCAAGCGGGACTTTAACTATTGAAGAAGAAAACGCATTTAAAATACAACGTGAAATTTTTGCAGAACGTGAAAAGGCTTACAATACCTTTATCGAACAACAAAAAACACTTAGAACGGAACTAGCAAAAGCAAGGGGCGAAGACAATGTAAGCGGGCAACTTATTGACGCACAAGCTCGAATGAGAGGCAACCCAAACTTTAAATATGGGACGGGTTTTTATGAGTATTTCAAAGGATTAGATTCGGCAACAGAGGCTTATAATAGAACACTAGCATACACCACGGCGGCGCAACAAAAGCTATTACAAGAAAAAATAGATGCCAGCAACGCTGAAAAAATTAAGAAGCAAAAAAAGGAGTATGAAGATTTGTTGAAACTTCAACAAGACTATTACCGTGCTTTACAAAAAGCGCAAACCGACAATATACAAGACGAATACCAAAGGGATTCACAAAAAATAAAGGATAATTTAAAATTTGAGCAAGAAGATAATATTGCAAAATATGGCAATAATGAAAAATCTAAAAAGCTAAATTTGGAGTTAGAAAAAAAGGCAAATGATGACCTTTTTAAAATCCAGCAAAAGAAAATTATTGCAGATGAGGAATGGAATAAGGCCAAAGATGACCGGGTAAAAAAGAAGCGTGAAGAAGATATGAAAGCCGATAAGGAGCGGGCAAAAATAGAAGAAGCCGCAACGGAAGAAGAACGCAAAAGATTGCAGGCCTTTTTAGATAAAAGGCAAAGTGAAGAAGAAAAAGCAAGGGATAAGGCCGCGAAGGATCGTATCAAAAAAGAACAAGAAACTTTAAACACTTTACAAAAACAAAGCGATAATTATTTCAGTCGGAAAGAAAAGGCGGCAGATATGGAAATTCAGAACGCTAAAGATAAGCAACAAACCTTAGCTTTATTGGCTCAAAAAGGTGTTGAAAATGCAGCCGAAAATTACGCCTTTGAGCAAAAAGCACAAGCAGAAGCAGAAGAAAAAAGATTGAAATTAGAACGTAATAAAATGCGTTCGGAGTTCGCTATTTCATTACTGAAAGCATATAGCAACAATGGCGGCGACTTGAATAAAACATTAGGTGATAGTGCAGCATTAATCGCAGCGGCTCAAGCATTACCGCAGTTTTATGAAGGAACAGAGGACACGGGTACGGTAAACAAACCTTTGGACAAAAACGGAGGTAGATTAGCGGTAATCCATGACAACGAAAGAATTTTGAACCGGGAACAAAATATGCGATTGCCTAAAGGTTTATCAAATGAAGATTTGGTAAGACAAGCCTCATTAATGCCTCCTAGCTATCACTCGACAATGACACGTACAAATGGAATTGAGAAATTAGAAAGCAAATTAGATAGTGTGGTAAATGCTATAAATAATATTGAGATTCCAGAGTATAGATTACATTGGGATGAAATAGAAAAAGGCTTTATTCACACCACTACAAAAAGAGATAGGATAGTAAGGGATCACCAAATTAAAAGAGGTTTATTTTGATTGAGATAGATTTTATATTAGATGGAAAGCACTACTACAACCCCGTTGAATGGAGGTCATTAGAAGTGCTTGCTACTTTCCCAAATCAATCCGTCCAGCCAAATATAAGCCTAGAAAACATTACTTTCGTTAATGAGGCAGCGCACTATATTATAGGTTATTTTGGCAAATCAATGACCGGCACGGCTTCGGTTTATAATGGTTTACCGCTTCAAATAATTGTTACTGAAAACACAACAGTAAGAACGGTATTTGATGGCTTAATTGATTTTAAAGACCCCTCATTTAAAATAGTTTCCCCCGTAAAAGTTGAATGTAATATTAAACAATGTGATAATATTGCTTTGATAAATGATAGATTAAAAGCATTGAGTTACGGATATATAAATAGTGTTGCGCCGTTTTCAAAAACTGATTTTGTTTCAATCCCTACAATAGTAAAACCATTTGATACCGACTTGCAAATATTGAGTTTAACCATAATGGAGTACGTCATATTTATGCAAGGCAAACAAATTGTAAAAGATGCTATTGCAGATGTGGGAGGCGCGAATATTGCGGGTGTTGTGGCTGATGCGGTTTTTTTCGGTATTTTGGTTGTGCAAGCAATCCAAACCACTAGAAAAATATTAGAAATTATAATGCCAATACCTCACATGAATAAGGGTATTACATTTAGAAAAGCATTAGAAAAAGTTGCCACACATTTAGGGTACGGGTTCAACACCACTATACAAGATATTGACCTCATTTATATGCCTTCTAAGCCGGATGCAAACAACTTAACAACGGGCTTACCACAGTCGAGCGATTACGAATATAATTGTTTGAATATGTTTGAACGGGTAAAGGAATTATTTGAAGCGAAATTTGCTATTGTTGATGGAGTTATTCAAATACATAATATCAGTAATCCATATTGGACCACATTAAGCACTTACAAAATACCTTCTACCATAAAAGCAAGTGAGGTGAAACAGTTTAATATTGGTGAGTTAGTTGCAAATAAAGTTTATACCTTTCAAAAGGATTTACAGGACGAATGGACCATCAAGAATTGGACAGGTACAAATTGCGAAGTCATTACTAATACTAATTTTACCACGCAGAAAAAATATAGTTTAAATAATGGATTTAGTGAAATAAATTTCGGTTTAGCACTAGGGAATTATGCAGTCGGAACGGAAACGAATAAAATATTAGATTTTTACCGTAACATGATGACTTCATTTTCGGGTATTGTTACGCAAATAGGTAGCATAAGCGCGAAAATATTTAAAGGTTCACCCAACGCACTAAAACTTATAAATGATTTTATCGCTACTTTAGATGCAAGGGCGGCGGCTTATTCGGTTGGAGTTTTAAAAGTTAGCGGTAAAACATGGGGAGTTCCTAAGATATTAACACCAACACCAGGGAACAATAACCGACTAGTTTTAACCGCCGAAATAATAAGAAAGCGTTACCATTTAAGCGATTCTTTTGCGCCTTCAAATCCTTTCGGACAAAAACAATTATTTAAAGATATTGTAGTTTCTTTTAAATTCAGCAACTTTATTGAGTTAATAAATTGCAGTTATGCCACGACTTACCACGGGAATAAAAAGGCGAAAGTTGAAAGCATAAGATGGATAATTGATAAAGATAAGGCTACAATAGACTTTTGGGTAAACGAAGTATTTGATCAGTCACTAACCGAAACCGTAATAATTCCATGATAGATAAAATATTAACCGATTTACCTACATTTGTAGAACGACTTAATCAAAGCATGGCACAACTTCGATTAACCGAGGAGGGAAATAAGATTGCGAATAAAATAGATGAATTGATAGGAAATGAAGATATTGACGGGCTTAATAAACTTTTAGCAGAATTAAAATGAAGTATTTATTTATTCTTATTCTATTGTTTGGGTGTAAAAAATATACCGATCCGACCTATAATAAAATTGAGGTTACTTATACGGTAAAGACTAATAATTTGCGCCCAAATACCTATTTTGAATTTACGAATGAAATGGGCGTGAATTTGTGCGAGGTCAAAACAAATAAATTAACTAGGATTGAATTTGTAAGTAAACAAAATTTTAACGTAATTAGCGAAGTAATAAGTTACAATGCAGATTATAACGATACGATTGTTTTGAGTGCCTCATATCGCATAAAAGATAGTTTAATAACCGTTTCCGATACTGATTATTGCAACCCTAAAATAAAATGATAGTAGTAAACACACGCGAATTTGCAACGTCAATTATTGGCGGTTCTGCTTTGGATTACTCTACTTATGCAAGTAGTGAATTTAAAGCAAATGCGGGCGAACGTGTACTTGCACACTATGAATATACATTAACTGTTACAAGTGAAATAACAACGGGTGAACAATTCGATTTTACCACGGCTTTACAATGTACTAGATTATTAGGTGATTTTATTGGTGATGGGTTTGCCGTTGGTGACACATTCAAATATTATAATAGTGGTGGTTCTTATGTTTTTACGGGCTTAGTTACCAACGTAACCAATAGTATTTTACAATATAGTGTTTCCGCTGGGACTGCGCCTACTACATTAATTACCGCCGTGGCTTCAAAGTTTAGATACAATGGAACGCCGGGGGCTTTATTCTTTAAATTCGGTTTGCCTTATAATTCAGAGGGTGAAAGTTTTGTGCAAAGATTAACCGGGATTGAGCAGGCGTATATTTGTACGTTGGCCGCCGTTGGAACTTATGCCGATGCTTTGCCTACTGACCCAAACTTTGAAACAGGAAGCCTAAGAATGAGGGCCACAACTCCAACGGACGAATTCACTACACATTACGAATTTGAACATATTTTTGTAATGCCTGGATTTACTGATGAATACGAGGGCAATTTATTAGTTAATTCAACTCCTGCAGGTTTTATAGGTAGTAATGCTTGTCGTTATATTCCTTACATAGAATTTAGAGCCAACACAGGACAAAATAATAATAACAAAACATTTACCGATAATTTGTTAGGCGGTGGTTCGCGTTGGTTTAATCAAAACGTCAATTACTTACCAATACCTTATACTTTGGATTCTGTTACTTATGTAAGCGATACCACGGTAATAGGTATTGAGCCTAAGAAAAGCACCCATGTAACCGCGACATTTTCAAGTAGTACGGCAATTATAAGCACAAATACACTTTTGTTTATTTCGCACCAAATAGCTAAGTCCCCCGGATTCACAAGTGTTGCACAAGGTACAAATGAGCGAATAGCATACGATTATTTTGGCGGCGATTTAGCAAGTACGGGGGACGGCGCAAACTCCATTATTAAAAATGTTGTTTCAACTGTATTAAGCACAACTTCATTTACTGTTGAGTTTGATATAGAAGATATAAACACGGCTTTAATAGTTCCTACTGATTATTTTTTACTAAGTTTCGGAGTGGGCGAGGAAGCCTTAAATTATACAGTAACCGATAAAGTTACGTTATACGCATACGGGCAATATGTGATTAATAGCGATGTAGATGGATTGGTGGACTTTACCGAAATGAGATTGTATGATTACGCACAACCATACGCGACTAATTCAGCTACACCGGGCGTAAATGATAGTGTAAGGGTTTGGGATCAAGACGAAATGCAATTAGAGTTTGATTTTAATATTAACCTAGCAGGAACAACCGCCGACCCAACATTAAACAGTATAAGTTTTGAGTTAATAGCTTACAATACCGTAACGGGCGAAAGTTTTGTTTTCCCTAATTCGGTTTATAGTTTTCCTTTAACCATTGTACCAAAAATAGAAGGTGGTTTATATACTGTTGATTACGCTTCATGTACTGATAGAAGATTATACAATGAGTTAATAAATAGCGACTTCAAAAGATGCTCAATAGTTACGTCTTATAATTCATTCCTAGACCCTACAATTGCGTCATATAGTGGGTTTGTAGGCTTTAAGGTTGATTGGCAAACATGGTTACAAAATGCAAATGTAGATACAGTATTTTATGATGCAAACCAGCCTTTCAATAACCTAAATAATAAAGCAAGTAACTATTCAGAACTAAGCGATTACCGTATTCACGCCGCTATAAAAGTAGGTGTTACTACTTATGATGCGATTACAACCGCTTATACTTTAACTGAATACAGAGAAAGAACCGTACCTATTATTGTGTGCGATTGGGACGATGACAGAAACACGCCGGATCATTGGATTCAAGATGTTTATACATTTAATGAAGCCGGGACTATTGATTACGGAGGTGCGATTTTGTCAAGTGGTAAAACTTTAATGAAAGTTATTTGGACACGTTACGCCGCTACTTCGATGCTGGCCGCCGATATGATTGCAGCGCACAGAATTGAACCGGCTAATTACCCGACTGCTAGTTTCTTAGAACGATATGGCAATAATGGTGAAAATGTAGGACTAATTTTTTCACCAGTTACGGGTGAAACAGATTTGAAGATCACAAAAATAAGTACAACAGTAGTGCATACTGAATGTTTGATAGATGGTAGTAAATTGCAAAAAGGATACGAATATAATTTAAGTGCCAGGTTATGGGCCGATTAAAATGATAGAAACACAAAGCGCAACACAACAATTTTTAACGGGTGTATCAATGGCAACCGTTAGCCGTGCTTTTGTGATTGAAACTCTTAACTCTAATTATTTACAAGATGTTTGCAGTTGTAATTCGTGTTGTGATTGTTGCGTAAGCGAATATGCCCTGCATGATTTAGTAGGGGTGGACAATTTTAAAAACGACAAATTTAGTTTTATCTTCAAAAAAGACTTCACGGGGGACGGGTATAGTTTTAAACTTTACAAACGAAACGCAACCGGGGCGAATACTGAAATAACTATTAACAGTTCAATCGCTACAATTTACGATTACGGTGATTTAGAAAGTGAGGATTTGTACGGCGGATTCATTATTGATTGGTATTTAGTTTACTCCACAAATGGAAACGGTGACTATTATATTTCCGGCACAGTTACCAAACAAGGCCAAGAATTCGACTATGAAAGCCACACTTTTAAAGTTAGGACATTTAGTTGTTTGATCGCAAATAATACCGTTAAAATTCAAGCTATTCAGAACGGGTATATTATGAGTGAGGACATGGATTTGAGCGGTTTTGAATGGCCGACCTCAATACGTGTAAATGGTAGATTGACAAAAGAAAAACCCGACTTCATTACAGATAGATATACCGATGGCAAACGCGTAATTAAGCAAATCCAAGATGAAATAAGCGATAATTGGAAACTCGAATTATGGAACATGGCAACCAAATTTAACAAGCTAATAACCTATAATTTGATTCTAAACAATGAGTTCTATGTAAGTGATTATAACCGAAATGAACAAAAATATGATTACGTTTCTTTGGTTGTTGAAGGCATAGATAAGAGGGATTTAGCATATAATAGTAGTCAAGTGGATTTAACTTTGAAACTTAAAAATAGAACACAAAACATTATTAAACGCAACTTTAACAACGTATTTACGAATGAAGATGCACCGTGGATAACCTATAACGAAGTAAACGCAATTTTGTGGACATAAGCAATGGCAACACCAAAACAGATAGATAAATTAAGGACGGCGGCCCAAGTAGGTGTAACTATTTCGGGCGATACGTTAGTACCTGGCAAAGAACAGGACGGTACGGAGGCTTTTAAAATGAGTATTACGGAATTTTCACCGTTCTTAACTGATAAAGGTTTGCGCATAGGCACAACGGGTATTATTTCGGCTTCATTACAGGACGTTAAAGATGCGGCGGCAACAAATACGGGGATAAAATTAAGTAATACCACATTTGAATATACAGGTATTTTCACCTTTGCATCAAAAACCGCAAGCACCTTAATTTATCTTAACGCTTCAAAACAGGTTACAAGTTTAGCGGCTGGTTCTGATGGTCAAGTTCTAACATTAGCAAGCGGTTTGCCTAGTTGGGCTACTCCTGCAAGTGGAATAACAATAGACACCACCGCAATAACAAGCGGAACGGCGGGGCGTTTACTATTTGAAAGTGCTACAAATAAAGTTACAGAAACGGCAAATTTAGCGGTTAATGCTAGCGTATTTGAAATTGGGTATAGCACTTTAGTTGCCGCAACTAAAAGGCTATCAGTTGGGAGTGACGAGGGCGCAGATTTTAACGTGTTTGATGCCACGGGAAACGACCATGTTAGAATTGGCTACGATAATTCAGCTTATTTAAATATAAGAGTTGATGTAAATGGGAACGCAGATTTTACACTAAATCCGGGGTTTGACCCTTTGCTAAGAGTTTATGGTGGTTCAATTTATGCACGGATTCGACCTCGCACATTAGTAACAAACGCACCAGGCGCAGAACCGATAGTAGATGCCGACACTTACGATTTTAGGCACTTCACGGGTTTAAATGCGGCGATTACGTCAATGACTACTAATTTAATGGGTACACCAACGGAAGCGCAAAAATTGTGGTTAGCTTTTACAGATAATGGAACGGGTCGAGCAATTACATGGGGCGCAAGTTTTGAAAATGGCCCTGCAACTTTACCAACAACAACAGTAGCAAGCACACGTTTAGACGTTGGTTTTATTTGGAATACAGTAACTTCAAAATGGCGGTGTGTAGCCGCTGGATAATTATGGCATACGAAACACAATTTACACCCTTCGAGGGCAAAGAAACAGTAGGAAATTTAACCACAAAAGACGGTGAATTTTCATTTACTGCAAGCGTTAATTTAGACGTTCAAGCAACTTTGGATGACTATAAAATTAAAATGGAAAACGCACACGCAAATTTCACGGTAGGGGTTGCAATCGACCTTACTAAAGTAACTAACTTTTTAAATAAAAAATAATGGCAAATTATACTAAAACGGTTCAAACCGATTTATTAACGATGCAATCAGTAGCCGCTTCAACGGTTGTACTTGGTACGGTTCAAATTACCTCAACTACTTTAGGCGGTATTATGGGTGTAAGATTTGGGCGTGGGGCGGCAACCGCCTCAACAGGTAGTGCAATTATTCGTTTAGAATTTTCTAAAAGCGCAAGCGGTGATAATAGTTGGTTTCCTTTCGCGCAGTTTGCGACCAACTTTGCGGCGTGTGAAGCAGAACCAACAACGGGAACTCCCGCAGCAGGTCAAAAAGTTATCACGGTTGCGAGTACAACCAATTTAACGGCGGGGGATACTATTTTTATTTTAAATCCTACACCCTCACTTTCAGAATTTGCCCGTATAAAATCAATTGTAGCAAATACGAGTGTTACCGTGGAAGATGACTTGGTAAATGCCGCGACAGGTTGCACCATTTACGATAGTGCAGAGATTTATTCAGGTGTTGAAGTTCCCGCAGGGGCGGTAAGAATAAGAGCGGTTTTTGACGGTTCTTTATTTAATCAAGCGTGTGCAATTAATGTAAGTTTAACTACTATTGATTCAATCGGATAATGATTAAGCAATTAAATAGAGTACACCCGTTAAGCCGTGGGCTTGTTTATGCTTCGAGTTTTTTGGAGTATGGAGGGCTTTTATCAAATGATAGTGTAAATGGTAACAATGCTATTTTAAATTCAACAGGGAGCAGATTAGATGCAAACGGTTTGACTTTAGACGGTACGGGGTTTGCTTCCATTGCACAGGTTTATAATAAATTTATTGCCGGTAATGATTACCATACTTTCAGTTATGAAATAAGGGCTAACAGTTTTGCAAATCAACCCATGCACATTACCACGGTAAGCGATGACTATTTTTTTATTGAGAGTTTAGCCTCATCTAATCAAATATATTGGGGTTACAAAAACGGTATTATTTCATTAAGGACTTATACCCTAGATAAAACTTTAGATAATTGGCATACGATTACAATTGTAAAAACGGGGGCCGGAGATAGTGGTAACTTATACTTAGACGGTAAACTTCAAACAAGTTACACGGGTACAATACCTTCGATAGTTTCAACTCAAGATACTTTACAATTAGGACGTTATAGGGCGGTAAATACTTTCTCTTTAAATGGGTCAATCCGTAATTTAAGGATTTACAACCGTGCAATCAATGGAAATGAAGCGATGCAATTGGCGCAAAATCCTAGTTGTATGTTTGCAACCTCAAATATTTCAAGTTTATATATTTCACCAAACCAAACCAACTTTTTTTATATGTTTTAATATGGAACAGAAATTAGTAAAACCCGAAACCGAATTAACGCTTAAAATTCAAGCGAAACATTATCAAATAATACGCGAAGCACTTGAGAGTTTACCGTGGAAAATTGCTAATGAAACTATTTGCACAATTGAAAATCAAGTAATCGAACAAGTAAAATGACAATAACCGCCGGATTTATAATAGGTGTAATTTCACTAGGCATAACGTGCATAGGCGCGATTTGTGGAGTTTGTTTATGGGTATTCAACATTAAAGCAAAAGGCGAAGCAAATGCAGCGCAATTACAAAATTCGATTGAGTTGCTTAATACCAAACTTGTACACGCGAACGAGTATATCGCACATTTAATTGACGAGGGTAAGAATTTAAAACTTATTCACGGTCAATTCCAAGTCATTCAGACTTCTATGCAGGGTAACATTGTTAAGATTGCTACAAGTCAAGAAGCAATGGGGGAAAGCATAAAAGAGGTTAAAAACTTAATAATTGATAAACTACATACAAAGGCCGTATGAAAAACCTAATTAATTGGCTAAAAAAAACATTTGAAGATTCAAAGGGCAACCCTTCAAGTAAAAGGACAACGGGCTTTTGGGTTACGGTTCTGTTCACTATTTGCAATCTATCTTATCAATTTATTATCTACGAGTTTGCTAGTGGTAAGTTTCCCGTTAATGAGTACAGTATTACTTTATTAGATGCTAATTATTACCTTTGTTTATTGCTCGCTGGCTTCATTTTATTACTCTTTGGTGTTGTTACATTTGAAAGTATTAAAAGTTTCGTAAGAGGCAATAATACCAACGTAATAATACAAGAAAAGGAAACTAAGGTAACTGAAAAAACCGAAACCACGAATGACACCCAGTAAGCAACTAACCCCTAAAGAATTCGTTACTTTTTTCAAACCATTTGCGATTGAGTGCATGAATGAAACGGGGTTACATTATCATGCTTCATTGACACAGGGCGCACTTGAATCGGGCTGGAATAAACAAAGCCCTATGTGGAATTTATTTGGTGTAAAATGGAGTAAAGGCGATAAACAAGAACGTCAATTATTAACTACAACTGAAGTCTTAAAAAGTGGAAATGTAAAGTTTCCCGAAATAATATCTATCACTCCTAAAAACGGTTTATTTTATTATGTGGTTAAAGATTGGTTCAGGGCTTATTGCACGCCTAAAGATTCATTTACTGACCATGCAAATTTTTTCCAGCAAAATTCACGGTATCAAAAAGCGTGGTTAGTGCGTTCCAACGCTGAACAGTTTTTGCGCGAAGTTGCTAAGGCGGGCTATGCAACCGACCCACTTTACGAGAAAAAATGTATTGATACTTTGCGGTGGTTTGAAAAAAGTTGTTAAACGTGGCATGAAGTTTGATTTAGTGGGGTATGAATACAATAGTTTTAAAACCATTGGGTAAAATTAACGAAACCTATTACAGTTCGGGTCAGTTCTTTAAAAATACAAGCGCAGGGCTTTATTTATTGGCGCATATAGGAGTACAGGAAATAACATTGCTATCATTAAGGGGTAATGATGTTAACCGCTATAAAGACACCCCAATAACTAAAAACCAAAAGACTAGATTTGCATTTACATTAACTGAATTAAACACTCATTACGGTTTAGACCTCATTCCTATTGACGTAACGATTACAGAAAATTAATGGCACGGTAATTGATTTAGTAGGGTATGGAATTAAAACACATTGCACCTTATTTACCTTATGGGTTAAAAATAATTGTAGATATTTATGGGCAAAAAAGCGAAATAGGGCTTTTGTACGGGGCAAATAAGA